TGAAGCCGAGATTCAAGCTGCCTTGAATGCCTCTTCAAGCTATGAGGAATTGAGTGACCGGCTGCTGGCGATTGCGAGCAAGGACACCACGGGCAAGCTGGCGGAGGTGCTGGAGCGCGCCTTGGTCACGACGCGCCTTGCAGGTAATCTTGAGATGAAGCTCGATGACTGATGGTAGAGCTTCGCGCAGTCGCGCCTGAAGAGGCCATCGATTACTTCCGCAAGAAGGGCTACACCACGACCTTCGATCACCGCGAGATGATGGGCGAGGCGCACGCCTACTCATTCACGGTAGCCAAGGCGATGCAGCGCGATGTGCTGCAGGACATCCGTGCCGCTATGGATGATGCTATCGCCAATGGCACGACGCTCGATGAATTCAAGAAACGGCTCCGCCCCACGCTGCAGGAAAAGGGATGGTGGGGCCGACAGACAATGGTCGATCCGCTGACGGGCAAGGAACGAGAGGTGCAGCTAGGCAGCTCACGCCGTCTGCGCACCATCTTCGAGACCAACATGAGATCTGCATATGCAGCCGGTCGCTGGGAGGCGGTGCAGCGCACGAAGAAGGCGCTGCCCTACCTGCGCTATATCACGGTGGAGGATTCCAACGTGCGGCCTGAGCATCGCGCCTGGCACAATGTGGTCAAGCATGTCGATGATCCGTTCTGGGATCAGCACTATCCGCCTAACGGCTGGGGATGCCGCTGTACCGTGCAACAGCTAGGCGAGGAGGATCTGAAGCGGCTAGGGCTACAGGTGACGGATTACGAGCCGGTTGGCCTGCCGCGAACCTACATCAACAAGCGCACGGGTGAAGCGGTGAGCGTGCCGCAGGGCATCACTCCGGGCTTCGACTACAATCCGGGTCGAGCGCGGATGAAAGCATTGACGCCGCCGCCGCTTGATCAGCCGCTGGGCGTTCCCTACCAAGGCCCACCTGCTAAAGTTCCCATGCCTACGCCTCGTCCCGCTCTGGCCTCGATTGAAATGCCCGATGGGCTGAGCGAGCCGGAATATGCCAACCGCTTCCTGAAGGAGTTCGGTGCGGAGATCGGCAAGCCGACATTGTTCCAGGATGCGGCAGGCGAGCGTGTGGTGATCTCGGAGGATCTGTTCAAGGATGCAAAGGGGCAATGGAAGGTCACGAAGAACAACCGGCAGAAGTATCTGCTTATGCTGGCCAGTGCGCTGAAGGAGCCGGACGAGATCTGGGAGTATTGGGAGGAGCTGAGGGATGGCAGCAAGCGGCTGCGCCGCCGTTACTTATCGCGCCTGGTCGTCGGCGACGATAGGCGCGATGCGCTGGTCGCATTCGAGACGGGCAAGGATGGTTGGCATGGCCTGACCACCTTCCAATCGAGCGATGCAAATTATGTGAGAAACCAGCGCCGTGGCGCACTTGTCTATCGGAGGCCGGATGAGAAAAAATAAAGCCGCCACTACAACACCCGTATGGCGGCTCAGAGACAGCCTTGGTGGTCGGGGTGTCAACCTGTCAGCTATCTGAAGGAGATCATAGCCCAGCCCACCCTAAAAATCAATTTCGCATTTTAAGCCCCATACAGGGGTCATCTCCCTCGCGGGGGCTACCCATGTCCGCAAAGGGGCGAGATAGTAAAAATTGAAGGCGTTAAAGGCTGCTTCTGCCCCTATTGGGAACGCATGGGAGGGTGTGGGTGGCACATCCCGCGTGCGCGGAGCGGGTGATGGGGCCGAGGGGGTGACACTGTAACGCCCGGTACAATGCCCGGTCTTGGCAGCGCAGGGTAGGTTGCCCGACATGACGCTGCACAAACAAATATGCTCCCTTCGTGGCCTGCCTGTCGAGCAGAAAGAATGGGTGATGATCTTCCCCGCCGGGAAAACCCAGGGGCATGATGGCCGTGGCCCTTATGTCCTGGACGATGCCGAGGCGGTGATCGCGGCATCGGTACGGCCCGAGGTCGAGCTGGTGATCGAGCGTGACCATGTGACCGACCTTGCCCCGCCCGGAACGCCTATCCCTGCCGCTGGCTGGATAAAGGAACTGAAGGCCATCGCCGGTGCGATCTTTGCGCGTATCGAATGGACGCCCCCCGCCGAGCAACAGCTCAAGCACCGTGAGTATCGCTACATCTCGCCGACCTTCCTGCATGACCAGGCCGGAAAGGTGAAGCAGATCCTCCGCGCCTCTCTCACCAACGATCCGAATTTCGAGATGAAGGCCATCGCCTCCGTAAATCCACAAACCCTTACAACCTCAAAGGAGACTACCATGGATAAAACCTTACAAGACATCGCGGCCCTTCTCGGTCTCGAAGGCGAGAGCATCAGCGCCGAGGCTGTGCTGGAAGCCGTCAAGACATTGAAGGCGTCGGTCGATGCCGTTAAAGAATCGGTCGATGCGCCTGCTGAGGCGGAGACCCCGGAAGCTATCGTCGATGCTGTCGAGTCGCACATCGAGGCTGAAGTGAAGAAGGAAGTGGCTAGTCAGCTGAAGAAGGCGACGGCTGCTGTGAAGACCGGCGCGCCTGATCCGTCGAAGTATGTGCCTATCCAGAACTTCAATGAGCTGAAAGAGCAGGTTGCTTCCCTGTCGGGCGAGCGTGCTGATGAAAAGGCGACCGCTGCTGTCGAGCAGGCGCTCAAGGACAGCAAGATCATTCCGTCGCAGCGCGAATGGGCGCTGGCCTATGCCAAGAGCGATCCCGAAGGGTTTGCCGGTTACGTCAAAGCATCGCCTGCGCTTCTTAAGGCGACGGCTGCTGGCCATTACGCCAGTGCGCCCGAATCCCAGCTCGGTGTCGGCCCTGCTGAGGAGGAAGTCGCCCGCCAGCTCGGTCTCGCCCCTGACAAGCTCAAGGACGGGAAGAAAGCGTAACCCCACCCACAACCCATCAAGGAAGGATTTAATATGGCTTTAACCGCAGATCGGGATACCCCTCGGAAGGACGGCGAGTTCCGCGTCCTGCCCGTGGCGGCATCCACCAAAATCTACGCTGGCGCACTGGTGTGCGTCAACGCCTCCAGCCTGGCTGTGCCTGGCGCAACTTCGACCACGCTGAAGGCGGTCGGTCGTGCGGAGGAATCTGTCGATAACTCCAGCGGAAGCGCAGGCGATAAGACCGTCGCCGTGCGTCGGGGCGTGTTCCAGTTCAAGAACAGCGCCAGCGGTGATCTCATCGCGCTGAAGGACATCGGCGCAACCGCTTACATCGTCGATGACGAGACGGTGGCACTCACCAACGGAACCAACACCCGCAGTGCTGCAGGCAAGATCCACGATGTGGATGCCGGTGGCGTGTGGATCGAGATCTAGGAAAGGACTCACCCATGATTATCAATAGCACAACTCTCAATGCGATCCGTAAGGGCTTCACCAGCCTTTACAACGACGCTTTCCATGCTGCCCCTGCCAGTTATGAAAAAGTGGCGATGGTGGTTCCGAGCACGGGCCGCGAGCAAAACTACGGTTGGCTCGGCCAGTTCAAGAAACTGCGTGAATGGGTCGGCGACCGCGTGGTCAATAACCTGAAAGAGCACAGCTTCGCCATCGCCAACAAGACCTTCGAGTTGACCTATGGTGTCAGCCGCGAAGACATCGAAGACGACAACCTAGGTGTCTATAATCCGCTGTTCCAGCAAATGGGGCATGATGCCGCCGTTCATCCTGACGAGCTGGTATTCGATCTACTCAAGAATGGCTTCACCTCGCTGTGCTACGATGGCCAATACTTCTTCGACACCGATCACCCGGTGCTCAACGAAGCGGGTGTCAGCGTATCGGCTTCGAACTCTGGTGGTGGTTCCGGCGCTGCATGGTTCCTGATCGATGCAACGCGCCCGATCAAGCCTCTGATCTTCCAGAAGCGCCGAGACTACGCTTTCACGTCGATGGATGACCCCAAAGATGAGAACGTCTTCATGCGTGACGAATACCTCTACGGTGTCGATACACGCGTGAATGCCGGGTACGGCCTCTGGCAACTAGCATATGGATCGAAGCAAACGCTCGATGAGACCAACTATGCCGCTGCACGCGCTGCCATGACAGGCCGCAAAGGCGATTATGGCAAGGTGCTCAATGTTCGCCCGAACCTTCTTGTAGTAGGCCCCTCGAACGAGGCTGCCGCTCGCAAGATTGCGACAGCGGAGAACAACTCGAATGGTGCGACCAATATCTGGCGCGGCACTGTCGAGGTGCTCGTCGTGTCGTATCTCGATTAACGCCGCCTGGGGTGGCGGTATGTGCCGCCACCCCTTCACCTAGAAAGGAGATCGCCATTATGGCAACCGCACTCAAAATCATCGCTAAACGCAACGGCTTCCGCCGCGCCGGGTATGAGTTCAGCGATACGCAAGAGACCATCATTCCTACCGATGATCTGAAGAAAGATCAGATCGAAGCCCTCAAGTCCGAATCCAACCTGCTCGTCTCGGAGATCGAGCTGAGCAATAAGGCCGCCAAAGCAGACACGGACGCAGAAGCAAAGGCAGCCGCTGATGCAAAAGCGAAAGCTGAGGCCGATGCGAAGAAGGCCGGTAACGGCAAAAAATAACCTCTCCTGGTTAGTAGCTGGTGACGGTCGGGCAGCCCCCGACCGTCACTAAAGAAAGAGAATCCATGACGTATGCCACACAAGATGATCTGATAACACGCTACGGTGAGCAGCAGCTCGTCGAGCTGTCGGATCGTGGCGAAGAGCTGACCGGCGAGATCGATGCGGCGATCATCAGTGATGCGCTGATCAGCGCCTCTGCCCTGGTCGATTCCTACGTCGGCAAACGATACAGGCTCCCGGTCAGCCCCGTTCCCCTCCTGCTGCGCAACGTATGCTGCACGCTCGCCTATTTCGAGCTGCACCGTGGGCGCTATGCGGATGAAACCCGCGTCGCCTATGACGATGCGCTGCGCACGCTGGCACAGATCTCCAACGGTACGATGGTGCTCGATGTCGCAGGCAAGGAAGCCGCCTCTGCCGGGGCGCAAGTCGCCACATCGCAGAACAAACGCCAGTTCGACCGCAAGCAGGGAGATTGGTAATGGCTGCTGCAAGCATCAAATACGAGGGAGAGAAGAAGGTATTCGAGCTACTCTCTAAGCTAGGTTCTCCTCAGGAGCGCAAGGAGCTGCTCGACGCTATAGGGGCGTATGGCGTGAGCAGCACTCAGCAGCGTTTCCTTGATCAGAAGAGTGCCGACGGTATCGAATGGCGACCCAGCCGCCGAGCGCTGAAAAAGGGCGGACAGACTATGCGCAAATCTGTGCGCCTGTTCCAATCGCTAACGCACAATGCAACGGCTGATTTCGTGGAATGGGGAACAAACGTCATTTACGCTCGTATTCACCAGTTTGGCGGCGAGATTCGCCCCAAGAAGGCTAAATATTTGGCGTTCATGGGCGTTGAGGGCGGCATGATCTACGCCAAGAAAGTGGTTATGCCTCCGCGCCCCTATCTTGGCATCAATGCCCTGGACGAGCAGCGCATCGCGCAGATCGCCGGTGATTGGGTGGAAGGGATGGCACGATGATCCCGGCTATCGAAAACGCAATCCTCGCGCGCATCCAGGCCGCGCCTTTGGGTTATGCGCTCAAGAAGCTCGCCACCTATGGCGGTGAGTTCTCGGACGGTATCGACCGTATCGTGAGCGACTTCCCCGCCGTGCTGATCGCCTACAGTGGCTCCACGCTGCTGCAGGAGGCGCGTAGCTCGTACACGTTCAAGGCAACCTTTGGCATCATTTGTTGTGCCACCTCTTTGCGTAACGAGAAAACGGCTCGTCACGGCAAGCCTGGTACGGTCGGGAGCTACCAGCTGATCACCGACATGACGGCGCTGCTTTCCGGGCAGAAGCTCGGCCTCGACATCACGCCGCTTGTGCCGCGTGCCGTGCGACCGCTGGTCAACGACAAGGCAGGAGCGCAGCTCGCCAGCGTCTATGCCATCGACTTCGAGACGAACTTCTCCCTGGGCGCGACCATTGCCACAGACCTCGACGACTTCGAGACCTTCCACGCCGATTGGGATGTCCCCGGCTTTGGCAACGTACAGCTGCCGCTTCCCGCTGAGGAGGCCGATGCACGCGACACCGTAACCTTACCCATTCAGGAGCCACAACCATGACCAAGACCTACCTTATCCCGCTTCCCGGCATCAGCGTCTATGACCCGCAGGTGCGCGACTTCCTCCCTCCTGAGGGGCGTGAGGTCGAGGAAAACACCTACTGGAAGCGCCGCATCAAGGATGGCGACGTGACCGTAGGGAAAACTCCCAAGGTCGTTAAAGACACCATTAATTCCAGCAAGAAAGGCGCTTAAACATGGCACTCGTATTCAATGACATCCCCGTCGATATCCGCGTACCGGGCGCATATATCGAGATCTCGAACGAGAACGCGAACCGCAACCTCAATGTCTATCCGACCCGTGCGCTCGTCATCGGACAGATGCTTGCCACGGGCCTTGCCAATCCGCTGGTTCCGCTACTGATTACCTCACCCGAACAGGCAGAGACATTCTTTGGAGTCGGCTCGATGCTGGCGCACATGATGGAGCGTTTCAAGGGAGGAGGCGATTTCGTCGAAGTAT